CAGTTCAGCCATGCAGAAATGATTGTGCAAGATGACCGTGGGAGCTTGCTCACTAAGGGCAGCTTATACAATCATTTCTATAGGGCGGACGCCCGACATGAAATAAGTTGCCGGAAAGCACGTATATTTGTTAGCCAATCTGCACAATCCGGCAGCTTATGAATGGCCATGGCTGAACTGTTACGATATGGGAGACAATGTATGATAGCAATAATTGACTATGATGCCTATCATTGACTCAAGAGTCCCATAAAATAGGGCTAAAAAGACATTAAAAACTGCTTGAAAGTTGTTTTACTAAATATTTACTAAATACAATGCTTTGAATGAATACGATAAGGGTATCGAGAGAATTTCCAAAAGGTTATTTAATCGATACTCTTTTACATTTCTTATGTTTTATATGTATAATTTATTTCGTTGAGGGGGATGAATTATATGTCTAATACTAACGAAACAATCTGTTCTGATTGTGGAATCTCATTAAAATATTACGACACGGTTTCAAGAATTATACGGACGAAAGAAAGAAACACAAATTATATAAGGGTGCAACGTTTCAGATGTCCAGAATGTGGGAGTATTCATAGAAATCTTCCAGATTACATTTATCCATACAAACAATATGAAGCAGAAATCATAGATGGTGTTATTGAAGGATTGATAACATGTAACACTATTGGATTTGAAGACTATCCATGCGAGATGACAATGTATCGATGGAAAAATCAAAAAGCTTTATTTTCCTTATAAAAATCCACCGAGGTTGTTTTTACCATAGCATATTTCTAATCTAGAATAGATTTCATAAGGAGGAACTATATTATGGCAACTACAATTAGAGCTGAACTATCCAATAGAAATCCGTATTGGATCGAAAAACATCGTTATTATGAATTAAAGCATTTTTGCTTGCAGTATCCTATATGGAAGAAAGCTTATATTTCGTTGGGAAATTTTAACAACAAATCCATGGATTGCACAATGTTTATAGCAACGACTAGAATTGGCGATCCAACCGCAAGAATTGGAATCGCTAGAGCATATTACTCAGAACGCATTGATATGATTGAGAAAATTGCCGAACAGACAGATCAACAATTGGCTTTATATATCCTTAAGGCTGTTACAGAAGGGTGGTCTTACGATGTCTTAAGGGCACGATTTGAAATTCCATGTTGCAAAGATACATATTACGAATTGTATAGAAGATTTTTTTGGCTGCTTAGTAGAGAACGAAAATAATGACTGGAAAGAAATCCCGTTACATAACGAACCAAATATTTTGATGAACTTCAATGTAGATGGAAACATAATCAAATACTTTAAAGATTGAGCCAGCAATGGCTCTTTCTTTTTTTTTTCGCAAAATTTGCAAGTTGTTTAATGAAGAGAATAGAACTATTAAATGACTAATGGCTATGGGTAGCGTAACACCCATCCAGGTGGGAGGTATTGAATGGGACTTACAGTTTAATAGTTAGATTACGCATTCTCTTTTTTTATTCTAGATAAGAAAACAGGACGGAGGTTACCAATAATAATGATATTTTTATAGACGTGATAATTATATCTCGCACATTTAGCAAGTTACTTTATGAAATAAAATATTGTTAGGAGGATAAACGGAATGGGATTATTTAACAGAAATCATAACTTAGTAATTATGGATGGAACAAATCAACAAGATTTATGGTCAATCATTGCAAAAGTGGGAAATGCCGTACCGAAAGGGAAATCAGGAATAATGAAACTAAACTCTCTCGACGAATGGCATCCCAATATATATGTGTTGACATATAAAATTGGAATCATGCGAAATCTGAGATTACAAAAAGCGATTGATAGAAAATACCCGGGTTTATGTTGCTATGATGTGGCGGTATAACATGAGAAGGAGGCTTTGAATTATCAAGGTCTCTTTTCTTTTTATAATACGAGGAGGTGAGTAAAAATATGGTATACGTTATTGCCTTTGGAATGGGGATGGTTGCGGGAATAATTATATTTTCCGTAATAACTTTTTCCAAACGTATGGGAAATTTAAGGATTGATATGTCCGATCCGGATGATAAACCCTATCTGTTTCTTGAACTAAAAGGTGACATACGAAAGTTGTGCCACAGGAAACAAATTATTTTGCGTATAAAAAAAGAAAATTACATACCGCATGAATAACAATCGCTTTTATGAAATCATATTTTTGAAAGGAGAATTTAAAATGATTGAAGAGAACAGAAAATTGTTGGAGGATGTAATAACCAAAAAACTCCAGAATGCACTGGATGCGGAGGCAGGAAGCGACGAAGAAAAGAAATTCTTTGATCAGGCAATGACAGCTGTGGACAAGCAAATTAATCTCGATAAGGTAGATTGTACTTATCAGGAAAACTATGATAAGAATGAGACTGAAAACCGAAAGCTAGAAGCGGAGACAAATTTAAACAAGGAAAAATTTGAATTAGAAAAGTCAAAAGCAGAGAGAGAACAGGTTATACAGGATCGCGATGAAGCATTTCGTGATAAAGATGCACGTAATACTATCATTATTAGAGGGATAGAAGTTGCTTGTAGTTGCGTTATTGGTCCGATTATTGGCTATGGAATCAATCGCGGATTGAGTAAGCTGATTATGCGTTGGGAAGAAGGTAATACGTTCACAACAACACCTGGAAAGACTTTAAGAGGGATGTTCCAATTCAAGAAATAAGATTGAAAACAGAGGGCGTGAAAGATACATACGCTCTTTGTTTTTGCCCCGGAGGTAATAACACATGCGATATCATTACGAACGCCCTAAAATATTTACATCTATGTATGGAATCATTTATGAATGCGATCATCCAGTTTATTCTCGATGTACTTTATATTTAATCAATGACAAGGGACTGGCGATTATTCAGCAAAGAATCAAACCTAGATTAAAATATACATATTGGACTGAAATTGACTCATGGCTAACAGATTCTATATATTTGCATCCAAAATTTAAAGAATTTTTCGACGAACGAGCAGGGAAGTGCGTGGATGGATTATATCCAACAGTAACTTTGCGTCAGATTATGTGGGCTCTAAAAATGAAACCTTTATCCAGAGAACGTTGGGAAACATGTTTTGATAGACGTGATATTTAACACATATTTCACAAGTCCTTTTATGAAAACTTATGAAGTTGAAAGGAGACAAGGAGTATGGATGAAATGAATATTGTATCAAAATTCACGACGAGTATAGTGTCTAAGATTGTCACAAAAATTCTAAAAAATAAATTGGGATATGAGGCATCAATAAAACTCAACGAAATCAGAGTAAAAATTGATAACGAGCAAGCACATATTCATCTGGATGCTGAAGTAGATATTGATAAGTCTGAACTCACAAGAATTATAAACTTGAAATAGGTTTAAAGAAAACGGAACCAGAAATGGTTCTTTTTCTTTTTTACTTCGCAAAATTTGCAAGTTGTTTAATGAAGAGAAGTAATAGCTCAATGGTAGAGCACCACACTCCCGTGGAGGTTTCGGGTTTGAATCCCGATTACATTCTCTTTATATTTTTGAATGAAAGGAGAAAAGAAATGGAAAATGTAATTCGGAAATGTCGTTATGAAACAAAAGTGTTTTTTAGCAGAAATTCGCCGACTATTCTTACTTGTTTGGGTGCTTTAGGTATGGTCACAACTACAGTAATGGCAGTACGAGCTACTCCTAAAGCAATGCAACTATTAGAGAAGGCGGAAAAAGAAAAGGAAACTAAGCTAACAAAATGCGAAATTATTGTCACTGCTGGTCCGGCATACATACCAGCCACCCTGATTGGCGTTTCGGCAATTGTCTGTGTATTTGGAGCAAACATTCTGAATAAAAAACAGTCGGCATCTTTGGCAAGTGCGTATGCATTATTAGAAAACTCTTATCGGGAATATCGAGAAAAGTTAATTGAACTATATGGGGTAGAAGCCGATCAACAGATTCGAGATGCCATTGTACGGACGAATTGTAATTATCATCAAATCGGTTGTGATATTCCAGATGAGAAGCTTATTTGGCATGATGAAATATCTGGTGAAACTTTCGAAGCTTATGAGAAAGAAGTCATGGATGCAGAATACCATTTAAATCGTAATTTCACAATGCGGGGTTATGCATCACTAAATGAATTCTATGAATTTATGGGATTACCACAAACTGAATATGGAAACGCTGTGGGGTGGTCTATGTCTGATGGGTATTGCTGGATTGATTTCGAACATCATCTTGTAAGTAGAGATGATGGCGGAACACCTATTTATACCATATGGATGGTATTCCCACCGAGTCATGATTATTTGAGAGAATGGGAATGATTCGCAAAAATAACAGATTATTTAATGAAAGGAGGATTGCTTCATGAATACGAAAACTGGATTAAAGATTCTTAGTTTTGCAACTACAGTAGCCGGATTGGTATTATCGGTTGTGAGCTCTTATGTGGATAGTGAAACAAGAAAAGAAGAAATCAGAGAAGAAGTTAGTAAGCAGTTAGCAGAAAAGGAAGAAGCCTAAGGAAACTTGGGCTTTTATCTTTTTGGGAGGCAAAAATGACAACCAGAACAGCAGAATGGATAGTAAAAGACTACATCGCAGATCTAAAAGATCCGGCGTTATGCATGCGAAAAGATATATTTAATCAAAGAAGCTATTCAATATGGGCTGCGGAAGAAGTTTTGAGAGCGATTCAAAAAAATAAAGATATTCAGCCAATAGAAGTGATTGAGAATTTTATAGCCAAAATGGATCAGTATTCGTTACACAAATCTAACACTAGCTATATATTTTCTATTGCATACGATATTGCTGTCGATATTGCGGATATCTTACTAGCTATGACGTAAAGGAGAAAAACATGGGAGTAATGAAAGAGCTTGCAGAAAATGCAGCATATGCTTATCAGAAAAACAATCCAACTAAATCTTGGGAAGAGGCTATGAATTATGTGTGCACAAATCATTCTTTCGAATATTGGGATCGATATATTGCAAATAATTTAGAGCCAGCAAAGGTTAATTAGGAGGGCAAAAAATGAATACAAAAACAATTTGTAATTTTTTTAAGAAAATTCAGACACAAACCATTAAGCATAGCCCGGAGATTCTTACAGGAATCGGAATTGCAGGTATGGTCACAACTACAGTAATGGCAGTACGAGCTACTCCTAAAGCATTAGATTTAATGGCTGAAATACACGAAAAAGAAACCCAAGAGCGGCTTAATAAAAAAGAAGTCGGTAAAGAAATAATAACCAAGGTCGCACCCGTTTATATTCCTTCGGCTTTGATTGGGGTTCTATCGATTTCTTGTCTTATTGGAGCAACTTCCGTAAATCAACGTCGGACTGCCGCTCTTGCGACTGCATATTCGCTATCTGAAAGTGTATTAAAAGAATATCAGGAGAAAGTGATCGAAACTTTTGGGGAGAAAAAGGAGCAGGCTGTTAGAGATGCTATTGCAAAGGACAAAGTTGATCAGAATCCGGTCACATCCACAGAAGTTATTGTTACTAAAAAAGGTGATACTTTATGTTACGATATACTCTCTGGACGATATTTTAAATCGGATATGGATAAAATCAAAAAAATTGAGAACGAATTGAATCGCCGATTAATTAGTGAGATGTATATTTCATTGAATGAGTTTTATTATGAATTGGGGCTTCGATGTACAAAGCAAGGAAATGATCTCGGCTGGAATATAGACGATGGATTAATCGATGTTCGATTTAGTGCGCAAATTGCAGACGACAGTCAACCATGTATTGTGCTGGATTATGAGTGTGCACCTCGATATGATTTTCGGGGGCTTATGTAGTGCGCAGATTTTACAATGGGTATTATGAAGTACATAAAAAATTTTCATAGAAAAGGAGAAAAATCATGGAAACAGAAAAGATTATTACGGACGAGGCAGTTGTGTTAAACACAGCAGATGAAATTGTTGAGGCAGGTTCTAAGGGCTGTTTGAAGACATTTGGAATTATCGGAGGAATGATTGCTCTTGGAGCAGCTGGATACTTCGTGTTCAAAAAGTTAAAAAACAAAAAAGAATCGGCTGATACGTCAGCAGTTGTTGAAGACGATGTCGAGTTTCCGGATGAGGATATTGAATCCGAAGATTAACTTATTGATATGGAAAGATATTATCGTATTAAAAGGGAAGCACCTAATCGCAGGTACTTTCCTTTTTCTTTTTTTTTTTGGGGAGGATAAATTCATGAAATATATTTATAACGGGCCTGTAATGGAATTTAACACTCTCCTTATGAATAATTGGAAAGGAGAGACGATTGCTGAAAGTGAGAGTAAGGCTAGGAATAATTTGGCATACCAGTTTAAGAAACATACCAATCGTATTGGCAGAACAAAAATCACTCTTCCTGGGAAATTGACAGTGATTGAATGAAAGGAGAAATGAATGGAAGAATATGTATCTAATTCTCGAAAATCAAAAGAGCGAGAAAGCGAACAATTACCCGCAGAACCCAAAGTTGGAAAAATCATTACCGGCACTGCAAAAACAAAAAAGAAAAACGGCATTCAGAAATTTGCAGACGTGTTTATTGCCGAAGATATTCAAAATGTTAAAAGTTATGTACTGTCCGATATCATCATTCCCACCATCAAAAGAGCATTATATGATTCATTCACAGATGGTTTAGATATGATGCTGAATGGAAGTTCTGGACAAAGATATCGAGGACGTAACGGAACCAAATATTCTTACGACAAAGCTTATTCCCGTGCAAGTTATCAGCGAGATGATCGAAACTCACGACAAAAATCAACACGAGGTGGTTTTGATTATGATGCTATTTTATTTTCCAATCGCGGAGATGCAGAACGAGTTCTTATTGAGCTTGAAGAACTTATTAGTCACTATGGCATTGCAAGTGTGCAGGATTTATATTCTGCGGCAGATCTTTCTTGCCCATATACATATAACGATTATGGTTGGACAGATTTGAGAACTGCAGATGTGGTCAGAGCAAGGGATGACGATGGGTATTATATTAAATTACCGAAAGCAAATCCCATAAATCGTTAGGAGGAGGAACAAAACGATGTATGAATGTAACGATAAGATGGTAAGTCATCCATCCCATTATCAAGGAAAAAATGGCTTAGAAGCAATCGATGTGATCGAATCTTTCACATTCGATTTATCTGGAATTGAGGCTGTGGATACGGCAAATATTTTGAAATACCTTCTTCGATGGAAATCAAAAAATGGATTACAAGATTTAAAGAAAGCGGAATGGTATTTAACCCATTTAATTGAGCATATTGAAGATGATCTTGGTAAGTATCATCTTTTTTATGATGAATGTCCGATTTTTCACAGTTTAGATCATGCGGAAAAGATACTGGAAATTATGAATAATCATATCAAGAAAAATGGAGGACTTTCGGTTCAGGAATTCTATGATTTTTGTGATTTATCGTGTGTTGTGATTCCAGAACTTGCCTCATGTGGACGGGATGTATATAACTTTTATGGATGGAAAGATTTTCATATGGTCACTATTATAAAGACACCTGAGAATCTCTATACTTTTGATAACATTCCGGACAAACTTGTAAAGGTTAAATAATAGGAGGAAAAATAAAATGAAATTGAATGAAATTGCAAAAAAAGCAAACGGAACCTTACATAAAGTAGGTTTTGAGTTAAAAAAACATAGTCCCGAAATTTTGATTGTAACCGGTGTTATCGGTACAGTTGCAAGTGCGGTGATGGCATGTAAAGCAACTACCAAATTATCTGATATTTTGGAAGAATCCAAAGAACAGTTAGACACGATTCACGAAGCACATCAGAAAGAAGAACTTAAGGATAAGTACAACGAAGACATGATGAAGAAAGATCTGGCACTTGTTTATTTTCAGACAGGAGCCAAGATTGCAAAACTTTATGCTCCGGCAGTAATCCTTGGAACTTTATCGTTAACCAGTGTTGTGGCATCAAATAATATTCTTCGTAAAAGGAATATTGCACTTGCGGCAGCATATGCGACGGTGGATAAAGGATTTAAAGAATATCGAGAACGAGTTGTAGAACGTTTTGGCAACGACGTCGATTATGAGTTAGCTCATAATATTAGAAAACAGGAAGTGGAAGAAACCATTGTCGACGAAAAAGGAAAGGAAAAGAAAGTCAAAAAAACCGTCGATACGGTAGATCCGAATGCTGATAAGCAGCCATATGTAAAGTACTTTACAAAATCTAATCCTTATTGGGATGATTGTTCAGACTATGTAGAACTGTTCTTAAATAGTCAGCAGAATTATGCTAACGATCGTTTGAAAGTAGATAGGGTACTTACACTTAATGATGTGTATGAATCGCTTGGATTTGAAAAAACAAAGGCCGGAATGGTAGTTGGTTGGACATATGATGAAAATAACCCGGATGGAGATAATTTTGTTGAGTTTACGGTTCGTAAAGTTATGATTGTGAATGAGTATGGGGAGAACGAACTAGCTTATGCTATTGATTTTAATGTTGATGGCAATATTTATAATAAAATGTGACTCAATAATTTAAATGGATACATGTCCGGACGTTTTGAACGTGATATTTATGATTTCCCGCGGTTCTTTACTATGTAGAGAACTTCGGGATTTTTCTTTTGAAAGGAGAAAAAATGAAAGCATATAAAGGATTTAATGAAGATCTTACCTGTAGAGGATATCAATATGAAGAAGGAGCGAATTTTGAAACTGATAGAGCAGAGTGTTGCGAAACAGGATTTCATGCATGCGAATATCCGCTCGATGTGTTTAGTTATTATTCGCCTAATGAGAGCATTTTTCATGAAGTAGAGCTTGAGGGTGAAATAGATAAATCCAATAAAGACAGCAAAGTGTCAGCTACCAAAATAAAGATTGGTGCAAGGATTAGCATTTCAGGACTTGTTAAAGCTGCTATTGATTATACTTTAGCACGGATTAATCCAGAAGCATCATCGTCTGAAAAACGTGGAGCGTCCTCAGCAACAGGTACATGTGGAGCGTCCTCAGCAACAGGTGACTATGGAGCGTCCTCAGCAACAGGTACATGTGGAGCGTCCTCAGCAACAGGTGACTATGGAGCGTCCTCAGCAACAGGTACATGTGGAGCGTCCTCAGCAACAGGTGACTATGGAGCGTCCTCAGCAACAGGTACATGTGGAGCGTCCTCAGCAACAGGTACATGTGGAGCGTCCTCAGCAACAGGTTACAAGGGAGCGTCCTCAGCACAAGACCCAACTGGCGTAGCCGTAGGATGGGGATATGAAGCAAAAGCAAAAGGATGTAAGGGTGCAACAATAGTATTAGCTGACTGGCGATATATCGGACCTCGAGGCGAAGATGGTAGATATTATGAACCATATTGCAAAGAAAACTGGGAATTTCATGGAGCAAAATTGATTGTGGTAGATGGCGAAGATATAAAAGCAAATACTTATTATTCTTATATCAACGGAAATTTAACAGAGGTTGCGGAATAATGTTATATTTTTTGATGCTGTTGATAAATATTTATATCGAGCAACCGAAACCACTGACCGCTGAGTCACAAGTTGTACATAATCTAATCGTCGTTGGAGAACAACCACAACTATCTTTTGAAGTTTCCACTTTAGAAAAATCTTCAGATTTATATTCTGAAGAAGAGATACGATTAATTGCTGCTGTTACTATTGCAGAAGCAGAAGGCGAGCCTGAAGAGGGACAACGTTTAGTCATTGATACGATTCTTAATAGAGTTGATTCCTCATATTTTCCCGATACGGTATATGATGTGATTTATCAAAAGAATCAGTTTTCATGTATGTGGGATGGACGCTTCGAACGGATAGAATCAACTGCTGAAATGTGCGAATTAGTGCGGGAAGAAATTTTGTCTCGGTTAGATTCGGATGTTATATTTTTCACAGCTGGTCAATACAGCCGTTACGGTGTCCCTCTTTATCAAGTAGGTAATCATTATTTTTCAAGTTACGGATGAAAGGAGAACGAGTAGTATGAATAGCACAGGATTATTTGGTTATATGTTTGCAGCGGTTGCTGGAATTTGTTTTCTCAAAGGTCTTGCATTATTGGCGACTGGAGAAAGGGGGTAGATGCCTATGTTAGAAAATTTAGAAGCCATTGTTTCCATATTAGATTATTCATTGGATACAAACAGAAAAAAACACATTGTTGGCGGTGCTTTATTAAGTGTTTCTTTATTTTTCGGCGGCTTGGCATTTACCGCTATGACGTTAAAACCGAAAGGAGAAAATGAAGATGAATAAAATTGTAATTCCGTTAACATTTATTGCTGGATGTGCAGTTGGTATTTATGGTACAAAACAGTATTATATGAAAAAATATGAAGCAATTGCAGAAAAAGATATCGAGTCTGTAAAGGAAGCATTTCGATCAGAAAAAGACATATCAGAGGCTGCAGAGCTCGCAAGAAATAAGCCGGAAATCTCTACATATACTGAAAAACTGCATGAAAATGGATATGTGAATTATTCAGGAATTAGTGGTGATAAAGAAAAAGAACCTATTGTTCAAGAACCGGTAGTAGAAGAAGTTGATATTCCATATGTTATTTCACCTGACGATTTCGGTGAGTACGAGGATTATAATCAGATCAGTCTCACTTATTATTCTGATGGGATATTAACAGAGGGAGATGAAGTAATTGATGATGCGGATGATATTGTCGGTGACTTTGCCGACCATTTTGGTGAATATGAGGACGATTCTGTTCATGTAAGAAATGATCGTCTAAGGACTGATTATGAAATTCTTTGGGATAATCGAACATTTGAAGAAGTCTCAAAGCACAATCCGCGTCACATCGAATTGGAGGATTAGTGTGTGACAAGAGATTATTTAATTAATCAATATTTCGATTGGATATACGATCTCGTGTGCGACGATCGGTATGCGGAGAGATATTCATATCGAAAGCTCTTACGCTATTTATTTAATACCGGTTTCCAATATGTTATCGGATTAGATGCGAATAGAGCTGAAGATGGGATTAATCTCCGTTATCGGTTCGGACATGAATTCCATTATTCAGATGCACAGATTTCCAATGTTCTTGATGATCGAGACTGCAGTGTTTTAGAAATGATGGTGGCATTATCCATCAGATGTGAAGAACACATTATGGACGATCCAGATATTGGAAATCGAACAGGCAAGTGGTTTTGGGGTATGATCCAAAATCTCGAATTAGACAACATGACAGATACGAAGTTTGATGATCGTTATGTTGAGGATGTTATTATTCGTCTTCTTAATCGAGATTATGAACGAAATGGAGAAGGCGGATTATTCACTGTGCATAATTGTATTCATGATTTGCGCGGAGAAGAAATCTGGTATCAAATGATGTGGTACTTAGATGAAGTAATTTGATTTAAAGGAGGCATAACGATGCAGGGGTTTGTTGATTATTTTTTCAAACATATAAATGATGCAGAAACAACAATGAAATATGTATCTAAGAGAATGAGAAGAACTGAAAAAAAAGTAGGGCAGTTGGAATTTTTTGTTGTTGGCTTAATTGTATCGACAACTATGAAATCTATTTCTGATTCCATGAGAGATCGTGAAATAGCGAAGTTAAAGAAAGAAATTATGGAGCTTAAACAGAAAGGGGATTAATCATTATGTTGGACTTCTTAATGATTTCAACTCGTTCCACGAAGCGAGGTGTAATAGAAATCTATCCGAAGTTCGTGATAAAAAAGAGCTCCGATTTGATGATTCGTGGTGGTGATTTTTATGCTATTTGGGATGAGGCATTGAAATTATGGTCCACGGACGAACAAGATGCAATTTATCTAATAGACAAAGAATTGGATAGGTATGCAGAAGAAAACCGTCAGAAGTTCGATGCTAACATTAAAATTCTATATATGTGGGATTCCGAAAATGGTATTATGGATCACTGGCATAAATATTGTCAGAAGCACATGCGAGATAATTTTCATATGCTCGATGAAAAGTTGATATTTTCGAATACTGAAACCGGAAAGAAAGATTATGCAAGCAAAAAGTTGAATTATCCATTAGAAAAAGGTGAATATAAGGCATGGGATCGATTGATTTCAACTTTATATTCACCGGAAGAACGAGAAAAAATTGAATGGGCAATTGGTTCTATTATATCTGGAGATTCTAAACATCTTCAGAAATTTCTTGTTTTGTATGGGGCAGCCGGAACTGGTAAATCCACAGTTCTGAATATTATTCAACAATTGTTTGATGGTTATTATTCCGTATTTGATGCGAAAGCTCTGGGATCTACAAGTAACGCATTTGCATTGGAAGCTTTTCGGACAAATCCGTTGGTTGCGATTCAACACGATGGAGATTTATCAAGAATTGAAGATAATACAAGACTTAACAGTTTGGTATCGCATGAATTAATGACGGTAAACGAAAAATTCAAATCCACATATTCTAATAGATTCAAAAGTTTCCTTTTTATGGGTACAAACAAACCGGTTCGTATTACAGATGCTAAATCAGGTTTGATAAGACGTCTGATCGACGTTACCCCATCTGGAAATAAATTAGAACCAAACGAATATAAACAATTAGTAAAGCAAGTGGAATTTGAGTTAGGTGCTATCGCCTATCATTGTCAGGAAGTTTATTTAGATGATCCGGGTAGGTACGATGGTTATATTCCTATTGCAATGTTGGGAGCATCAAACGATTTCTATAACTTCGTGATTGATTCATATCATGTATTCAAAAAGGAAGATGGTGTGACACTGAAAGCAGCATGGGAAATGTATAAAACCTATTGTGATGAAGCGAAAGTTCCGTATCCATACACCCAAAGAGTGTTTAAAGAAGAGCTTAAAAATTATTTTTGGGAGTATAAAGATCGATTTAATACAGAAGATGGATCGAGAGTACGGAGTTACTACAAAGGTTTCCGAACAGATAAGTTTGAAGATTTTCGTGTCACGGCCCCAAAAGAGAGCACAAATAATCTAATTCATTTTTCAGAGAGAAAATCTATCTTTGATGAATTGTGTGCTGGTTCATTAGCACAGTATGCGACAGATGAAGGAACTCCAATGAAAGCCTGGGACTATGTGAAAACTACGCTAGCTGATTTGGACACTGCGAAATTACATTATGTAAAAGTTCCAGAAAATCACATCGTTATTGATTTTGATATTCCAGATGAAGAGGGAAATAAATCATTCGAGAAGAATTTAGAGGCTGCTAGCAAATGGCCGCCAACTTATGCAGAATTAAGCAAAAGTGGAGCGGGAATTCACCTACATTATATCTATTCGGGTGATGTGACGAATTTAAGCCAGATATACGATGATCATATCGAAGTTAAGGTTTTTCGGGGCAAAAGTTCTCTTCGAAGAAAATTATCGAAATGTAACGATTTACCAATTGCTACGATTAGCTCTGGTTTACCAACGAAAGGAGAAAATAAGATGGTAAATTTTGATGCGGTAAAGAGCGAAAAAGGACTCAGAACTTTAATAAAACGAAACTTGAATAAGGAGATCCATCCTGGCACCAAGCCAAGCATCGATTTTATTTATAAAATTCTGGAAGACGCTCACAACAGTGATTTAAAATACGATGTTACAGATATGCGTAACGCTATTTTAGCTTTTGCGGCAAGTAGTACGCATCAATCTGAATATTGTATAAAATTAGTCAATAAAATGCAGTTTAAATCTGAAGATATATCGAAGAACACTTCTAATGATTTAGCAAAAAAAGTTTTCTATGATATCGAAGTATTTCCAAACTTATTTCTAGTTAACTGGAAAATAGAAGGGTATGGACAGCCGGTTGTAAGAATGATTAATCCGTCACCTAGTGAAATCGAAGATTTGATGAGATTTCGATTAATTGGATTTAACTGCCGAAGATACGATAATCATATTCTGTATGCTCGATTAATGGGATATGATAATGAGGCACTTTATAAATTGTCTCAAAGGATTATATCTGGAAGTTCTAATTGTTTCTTTGGTGAGGCGTATAATGTTTCGTACACAGATGTGTATGATTTTGCATCTGCCGGAAATAAGAAAAGTTTAAAGAAACTTGAAATCGAAATGGGAAATCTCACAACTGAAAAACTTCAGAAAAAAGGATTCTCGGAAGAGGAAATTAAAATTATTAAAGCGGGAACCCATCATCAAGAATTAGGTCTTCCATGGGATCAGCCTGTTCCGGAAGAATTGTGGACAAAAGTCGCAGAGTATTGTGATAACGATGTTATTGCAACGGAAGCGGCTTTTATTTATTTGAAAGCGGATTGGACGGCTCGTCAGATTCTAGCTGATTTAGCAGATATGACGGTAAACGACACAACAAATACTTTGACTACCAGAATTATTTTTGGTAAGGAAAAGAAACCACAGTCTCAGTTTCATTATCGAAATTTGGCAGAACCGGTATATGATTTAGACGAGGAGACATATCAATTCTTAGCAGAGGCTTGTCCAAAGATGATGTCAAAAACACACGGACCTGCTGGGAGTCTTTTACCATATTTCTCAGGTTATACATACGATCGCGGAGTATCGATGTATCGAGGGGAGGAAGTTGGAGAAGGTGGTTATGTATATTCCGAACCGGGTATGTACGGCAATGTGGCTTTATTAGATGTTGCTTCAATGCATCCGCATAGCACCATCGCAGAGTGTTTATTTGGTCCTAAATTTACAAGGGCTTATTATGACATTGTATATGGCCGTGTAAACATCAAGCATGAATCGTGGGAAATTATGAATACCATGCTGGAAGGAAAATTAATGCCATTCATTCAGAAGGTAATTAATGGAGAAATGACTTCTGGAGATCTCGCAAATGCATTAAAGACCGCAATCAATTCGGTATACGGATTGACAGCTGCTAACTTCGAGAATCCTTTTAGGGACCCTCGTAATATTGATAATATCGTAGCAAAACGAGGCGCATTATTCATGATTGATCTGAAGTATGAGGTTCAGAAACGTGGATTTACTGTTGCTCACATCAAAACAGACTCCATTAAAATTCCTGATGCAACTCCGGAAATTATTCAGTTTGTTATGGAATATGGTAAAGAGTATGGTTACACATTTGAACATGAGGCTACATATGACAGAATGTGTTTGGTAAATGATGCAGTTTATATCGCTAAATACAAAGACTCAGAGGAATGTCAGAGATTATACGGTTATATTCCTGGAGACAACAAAAAGAAAGGTGGAAAATGGACCGCTACAGGTACTCAGTTCCAAATCCCTTATGTATTCAAAAAATTATTCAGCAAGGAAGAAATTTTGTTTGAAGATATGTGCGAAACCAAATCGGTAACTTCCGCATTATATTTGGATATGAATGAAAATTTGCCAGACGTATCTGAGTATGAGAAACAATATGCGAAATTATTGAAAGAACTTAGTGATGTCTCAAAGTTGAACAATCCTATGACTGATGAATGCAAGGAATTCGAACGTCTTGGAAAAGTAATTGCTGATGGTCACAGCTATCATTTTGTAGGAAAGGTCGGTCAGTTCTGTCCGATTAAACCCGGATGTGGTGGTGGATTATTAGTCAGGGAAAAAGATGGTAAATATTATGCCGCTACTGGATCAAAAGGGTATCGATGGTTGGAATCTGAGATGGTTCGAGATATGCACAAAGAAGGCGATATTGATCAGAGCTATTACGAGGATTTAGTAAATGACGCCAGAGCTACAATTGTTGCTTATGGTGATTTTGAATGGTTTGTATCAGAAGATCCATACATTAGTCCGTCTTTTGAGAAAGGTGATTATATGAATAAGCCAGTCTATGAAGAAGAGCTTCCATGGGGATAGGAGGATTATGTTACGTTTCATTAAACAATGGTTTAAACGTCATATCGACTACCGCATTGTAGGTGAATACTATGATACGGTAGATGGTGTGCATTATAAGAAGAAGTACAACAAAAAATATTATTTCAAGAAATGAGGAAGAAAGAATATGGAAAGAAAATATGTAGATAACATCATCATTGAGGGGGCAAGAATTATTTTCAGAAACTTTTCGGGTAAAGAAAGCAAATTCAATCGAGCAGGAGATCGAAATTTCTGTGTAATCATTGATGATCCAGCAATAGCCGAACAGTTAACGGATGATGGTTGGAATATTCGAATTCTGGCACCAAGAGATGATGGCGATCAGCCCACCCACTATCTTCCGGTTGCTGTTAGTTACAAAGTCGCTCCACCCAAAGTATATATGGTTACCAGTAAGGTAAAGACTAAATTAGATGAAGAATCTATCGATTCCTTGGATTTTGCTGAGATTCGTAATGTGGATTTAGTTATCAGACCATATAACTGGGAAGTAAGTGGAAAGACAGGAATTAAGGCATATCTGAAAGAAATGTATGCAACGATTGAAGAGGATGCATTCGCCAAAAAGTATGCTGAACAGGAATATCCTACAGACGAAGAAATGCCTTTTAGATAAAAATGGGGAAATTTTATGAACGATATTGATATTTATGTTGAGCGATACTGTAAAAAACATAACTGTATCAAAGAAGAGGCAGAAACTCATAAGTTGGTACAGGAAGTAAAAAAATATTATGAAGAAAACACTAAGAGAGTTGTCATTTGATGACTCTCTTTCTGTTTTTTCGAAAGGAGAAAAAAATATGGCAATACCTTTAAGAGATTATCAGAGGGACGCCATTCAACGCATGAAAAATGGTTGTATTTTATGTGGGGGTGTTGGTTCTGGTAAGTCAAGAACAGCTCTTGCTTATTATTACATCCAGCAAGGAGGCATACTAGACGGTAATGATTATTATCCAATGGACGATCCGCCAGAAGATTTATACATTATTACCACGGCGCGAAAAAGGGATACTGCAGAATGGGAAGGCGAATTGTCGCCGTTCTTGTTGTCTAGTAATCCAGAGGTCAACTTATATACTAACAAAGTTGTAATTGATTCTTGGAATAATATTGGAAAATATGTTTCTGCTGAGAATGCGTTTTTTATATTTGATGAACAACGAGTAATCGGAAGTGGGGCATGGGTGAAAGCTTTCTTAAAGATATGCAAAAAAAATCGATGGATTCTACTTAGTGCCACGCCAGGAGATAAATGGGAAGACTATATTCCTATATTTATTGCAAATGGATTCTATAAGAATAAAACGGAATTCACGCGAGAACATATTGTTTATTCTCGTTTTAGTAAATTTCCTAAAGTGGATCGATATCTGAATACCGGTAGGTTGATTCGGCTACGGAACTCCATTCTTATTACAATGGATTTCAACCGACAAACCATATCTCATCACGAAGACGTTTATACTTCGTATGATATTTCCGCATACAAGGACATCATTCGAAATCGCTGGAATCCATGGACAAACAAACCAATAAAAACAGCAAGCGAATTATGTTATTCTCTACGAAAAGTTGTGAATTCAGATCAATCTAGAGCAGTGGCATTGTTGGAAATTCTTGAAAAAACTCCACGGGCAATTATATTTTATAATTTTGACTATGAATTAGAAATGTTAAAAAATATATTAGTCTGTGCATCTGATTGTGAAGGATACAATATTTGCGAGAATGAAGAACCTTGCTTTGGCGAGATAGCGGAATGGAATGGTCATAAACATCAACCGATTCCAGATACAGAAAAATGGATATATTTAGTCCAATATAATGCTGGAGCAGAGGGCTGGAATTGTATTAAAACTGATACCATTATATTTTTCTCCCAGAATTATTCATATAAAATCATGGAGCAATCATCCGGGAGAATTGATCGCCTTAATACACCATTTCGAGATTTATACTTCTATCATTTAAAAAGCAGGTCTGGAATTGATTTGGCAATTAGTAGGGCGTTATGTAGTAAGAAAAAATTCAATGAAAGTGGATGGGCAAATAGACAAATGCCTAGATAGTTTATTTAGAAAGTGAGAAATTATGAAGAAAACAACATTCGTGGGTTCTGGTAGTTTAATCATAGGATACGATTTCACAAATGGTGATGATAAGTCTGTACTTTTAGTTGGACAAAAACGCCTAGGTCAATCTGTCGAAATCATTAAATCCTTTCAAGGTAAAGAGGCAGAAGATTTATATTTAGAATTAACCACTAAGACGGGAGGTGAGGCTTAAGATGAATAATAAACTAATAACCGTTAGAGACTTTTTATCTATTCTCGCTGACAATGACGCCATACACATTTTTATTAAAGAGAAAGACTGTTGTATCTGCAGGGTTAAAGTAGCAGAAAAAATATTATCACAAGAGATATTGAATGCGGTAATAAATTACGTTGACTCGAGTGTTTGTGATGGACATGCTATTTACATTATTTCGAATGAGGAGGATCAGGATGATTAAAATCGAGAACGTTTCTATGTATGGTTTGGAAGAGGCAATCCGAGGAATGCGAAATCCAAAGAACAGTTGGGATAGATCCGATAGTGGAATTTGTGGAGGAGGAGATGGGCATATAGGATGCAATAATTGCTCAGAATACGATTGCGGTCATAGTTATGATAAAGACTTTCATGTTGGAAAAAATGATTATGATCTCATGAATCGCCTTGCTTCGGGGGGACCGGTGCATGCAAAATACAGACGGATGATTGTCCTCTACTTGGATATTACTGCGCCACTGTATTGGTGGAAGGAATTCGACACATATAAGGTTGGTACAGTTGCGAATTCTTGCTCAACGATGCACAAGATTCAGGATAAGGAGTTTACACTGGATGATTTCAGTCACGACCATCTGACTGAGTTTGTTCCCGGAGGTCCGCTAAACGGCTGGACACTTGAGGAGAACGATTTGATCTCGTTTGGCGACGATCCGGACTATGGATATTCTTCAGTCGGCGTACTGAAGTGTATTATTAAGGCACTGAACTTCAATCGTCAAAAGTATCTGGAAGCGAAAGTAAAGCCAATGAAGGAGGAGGCTAAGCGTCCCAAAGTCATGAAAAAATACTGGTGGCAGATGATTCAGCTTCTGCCGAGCTCTTATAACCAGAAGCGAACCGTCATGCTGAATTATGAAGTGCTGACAAATATCTATCGATGGCGCAAAGATCATAAGTTAGATGAATGGAGAGACTTTTGTAATTGGATTGCTACTCTCCCGTATTCGGAGTTAATTACACAACAGGAAGGGTGAACAATAGTGAGTAAAGAATATAAAGAAGTAAATTTTGAGAAATTCTGTCCACTTTGTGAGTTTACCAAAACAAAAGAATATGACGAACCGTGTAATACCTGTTTGGAAAATGGCATGAACGAAGAAACTGAAAAACCAACATGTTGGAAGGAGAAGTGATTATATGGCGGTAAAGAAATCGCTCAAATTTTTGATTCTTGCATACGCATCGGAGCCCGATAAATCTTATAATTATTTCGGAGATTTTGTCGAGTATGAAGGAAAACGTTATTTTGTTAGTCTGGCAGATGAACGTGTGGAATTTATCGGAAATTTGAAGCCGGAAGAAACGAGGTGATATGTAGTATGATCAGATTGTCAGTTGAAAACTATTGTGAAAATTGTTTAGAATTTGAACCGCATGTACATAAGGATAAGTATGAATTATATTCCGTAACTAATCCTGAATCAGTTGTTCATACACTTATCACATGCGAACATCGAGATAGATGAAATCAGATTAAAAAGATGATTCAACAGGAAATGGACATAAAAGATTCACAACAAGAAAAGGAGATTAAATAAAAATGGAACAGACTTTAGAAAAAAGAACTATTATTGCAGTTGATTTTGATGGAACTTTATGTGAGAACCAGTGGCCTAAGATTGGAGCACCTAATACAAAGCTGATTGAGGGATTGATTCGTTGTAAGAACCAGGGTGATAAATTAATTCTTTGGACAAACCGTGTGGGTGATGAGTTGAATGATGCTGTGAAATGGTGCAAAGAGCAAGGATTGGAATTTGATGCTATCAATGATAATCTTCCGGAAATCGTGGATTCTTTTGGAAGTAATTGTCGAAAAATTTTTGCAAACGTTTATATCGATGATCGGGCTTTGAATCCAGAACATACGAATACGCTTTTTGAGGAATCTCGTTTAGAACGTTGGGCTAAGAGAGAAGTAGAACTGGCTTGCGAGCGTGAGAGAAAAAGTAGCCCAGATGACAATAAGAGCAAAACATGGGATTATGGGTGTGAATGTTACAAAAGTGCATTGAAAGCATTTCAGAGTCTTTGTGGAGATGATCATTCCGGCATGAGTATTAGTATCACAAAATCCATTCTAAACAGATTAATAGACGGCAAACCACTTACACCGATCGAAGAATCCGATGGCATTTGGAATGATGTGAGCGAATTTACAGGAGATAAACCGGGAAGTAGATTTCAATGTAATAGAATGTCATCTCTTTTTAAAGAAATTAAAGACGATGGAAGCGTTAAATATACGGACGTAAATCGATATTTCTGTCAAGATGAAAACAGTAAAGCGACTTATCGCAATGGTCTGGTTTCTGAATTGCTTGACGAATTAGAGCCTATTACGATGCCTTATGCTCCGGCAAATATGCCGTTCGCTATATTCTGTGAAGACTTTTTATATTCTCCAGATGGTGGAGACTGGGATACGATAGGGATTCTGAGAATGAGACGACCAGACGGCATTATAGTTGATATTAATCGATATTATAAAGAGAATCCGAGCGGAAAAGGAATGATTGAGATTTCCAAAGAAGAATATATGGACAGAAAGGCAAACCCAATTAAGTAGAAGGAAAATCATGAATGTAGAATATTATTTATATTTAGCTGAACATCTACCAACTCTTGTTGAAAGGCTTATAATGCTTATTTTTATGGCGGAAATCGCTCTTATAAAGTTGTACAGGATTATAATCAACTCATTAACTGCGAAAGTGGGGGTGCAGTGATGGTGCCAATTGAAAACGGAGCGATGTGTAAATGTATTAAAGAATATATTTTCAATCGAACCCTGACATTCAAAGGTGTGATATTTTCAGTAGGTGAAACATATGAAGTGGATTTGGGAACAACGAATGGCAGTGAATTACTCGCTGTCATTCAGCCCGAACCATATGCTTATGTAGGTATGAGTAAGCAACGCTTTCATGAGTATTTTGTACTTATAGAAAAGGAGAAAACTAAATGAGCATTATGGAACAAGATGTTAAACAGTTTAAACGACAAGCGATTAAGGCAGCAAAAGATTTTAACTATGGAGATGAGGTTATATCAAAACTGAAAGCAGCAAAGACAGTCGCTGAGATGGATCGAATTATGCGAACAGCACGAAAGGAGAAATTCAAATGACATTTTTACAATTACTTGTAATGATATTTATCACATATGTATGTGTATATTCTATTCTAAACCGCATTTGCAAATGTTTAGAAGTATGCTCTATGAATCGAGCAGTCAATAAATTCTTATCAAATAAGGAGAAGCAGGATGGGAAGAGCAGAGATGAGGCGCATGGCCAGATTAGAGAAGAAAGCCAAAACTGCGACTTATAATCTAACTCAGTCACAATTGGACAGTATTATTCAAGAACGATTAGGCGAAAAATTAAAAGAAATTAAACAAGAGGCTACGGACGAGGCAGTGAATACAGCAATGATATTGTTGTTGACGCTGCCTTTAGAAGTTCTTATGGATTATTATTGGCAAAAATCTTATGCAAAAAAGATTCCAGAATTTACAGAGCACGTTCTTGAATACTACGAACGATGGTCTAATGGAGAGTTAGACATGGATAAATTAAAAGAAGATTTATGGATATATGGAGGTATACGGTTGGAAGAAGGTGAGACATGATATTTCTTATAGTAATAGGTCTCATGTTACTTTTATTGATTATCATGGGACTGATATTTTGGGCTTTAAAAAAAACATCTGTCTATATGGATGACAGTTTCCGTTGGGGAGGGAGGTCAAACAAATGAGTAATAAACTGATGAAGAACCAATCTGGATATTCTGATCCAACTGCATATGAAGCAATTGTAAAAGTGGATAAAGAAATGGAAAACGTTCACAAACTTATCCATTCTATTCGTGACATATGTGATTTGGCTGGATTTCAGGTAGAAGAACGAATCGTTTTAAAAGACAAGAAGACAGGAAAGATTTGGAGGTGAGTCCAATGGTTTTATATTTTTCTGATGAGACCAGTTAGTTCTTAAATGAAAAAGGGGTGATTCCCTTGATTACTTTATATTTGTCACTACAAACCTATGTCGAGAAAGAAAAGGAGAAACGATATGATAAATGAAGTAATCAAAAGAGTACAATACATGCTGCCAAATACAGAGGTTTCTGTTCAAACTGTAGTTAAGAATAATGATATTTTACACACAGGGGTTGTGATTCGAACAAAAGGTTCGGACATAGCTCCTGTATTTTATGTGGATTCGATGATGGAACGCGGAATGTCCGCAGATCAAATAGCCATTTATATTTGTCGTGCTTATCGGAAAGAAGGCGAAAAGACTTTTGATAATGCAAAAGAACTTTTGCTTCATTATCATAATGTTAAAAGTCTTCTTAATCTGCAACTCGTCAATCGCGCATCAAATCAAGAACGATTGAAAGATATTCCATATGTGCCATTTATGGATTTGTCAGCTATTGTGGTTATTCAATTGGAGGAATCTATGCGGCAGCAGGCAATTGTAAAAGTAACAAAACAGCTGATAGAAGTATGGGGAGTTTCATTTGATGAAATCTATGAAGATGCTCGTAGAAATTTTATGAAAAAGAAACCTCAAACAAAAAAGCTGACAGATGTTATTCGAACTTTAGCCCAAAGTTTTTATTTGGAGGATTTCGACGTTCCAATGTATATTATTACGAATGAAACCATGGTTTATGGAGCTTCTGCAATTTTGAATAATTTGTTCATGCAGGAACTAGCATCCAAAATAGGAGACGACATCATAGTAATACCGTCAAGTATTCACGAATGTATTGTTATTCCAGCTAAAGGTATCTCAGAAGATTCCGTAAATGAAATAATTCAGGAAGTAAATTGCACGAACGTTGAACCGGAAGAGCGACTGTCAGATCACATGTATCTGTACAAACGTAATTACGGATGGTATAATTAAAAAAGATATGCAACGAAAGGAGAAAAGCATATGAGTAATAGAAAGAAAAAGAGAGGCACTGGGGGTCTGATTTTAGACCTTATTCTCACTTTGTGTACAGGTGGATTGTGGTTGATTTGGATTCTTATTCGTTATTTGCGTAATAATAGTTAACGAATTATTCGATATTTTAGCATAAATTCTAGCCCACTTTGTGGTTTTTGGCAATTCGCTGAGACTATGAAAGTGGGCTGTTTTTATGCATTTACTTTGCTTAAATTAAAAAAACATCATAAAATTGAGGTGATTTTTGCCCACTTTTGATGAGATTTGCCCGCTTCCCAAATGGGAAGTGACCACAGAAAATCCAGTATTTATGCGGGTTTGTGGACTTTTTGCCCGTTTTCCCACTTTTTTCTTTAATTAATTGTGAATTAGAAAATTAATTAAATATATAAATATACGAAAAAAAGTGGGTTTTTGACCAAAGTATGTTAGGAGGTGATGTTTTGACGACAAATGAGTGGAGTAAAAAGTTTTTCGATGCTGTTCGTCAGCGTATGTGTAATATCGGAATATCTCAAAGAGAGTTGGCCAGGTTATCTGGAATACCAGAGAACACATTGGGTCGATATCTTAATGGGAAGCGAATACCGCAAGTCGATAAAATCGTCAATATTGCCAATGCACTGAACTGTACAACTTCTGAATTAATACAATTTGGAGAAATGGTGGTGTAAAGTGACAGTACGAACAATACAAATCTTAGATAGAATCATAAAATTGATATTTTTAATGGTTGGAGGTAAATATAAAATGAAAAATAATGCAACGGTTAATGATGTTCCTGAGTTCTTGAAAAAAAACATGGTGACTATGGAGAAAAAAGAACTTGGAGCTCCTGAGAGATGCGAAAATAAGAAAAGATCATCAATTACTTGTGATAGTAAGGTCTCACCCATTGAGAAAGATGCGCTAATACAAAGTGTTCGAGGCATGAGTAGAGAGCATTTGGATATTATATTAGATAATATTCCAATTGAATTGGTTTATAATCGTTTAGGACGGGAACTGGATAGAAATAAGGCATTTATTAAATCAATGAAGGGTGCCATGTCTATGGTTACTAACGAATCATAATTGAAAGGAGAAAAGACGCAGCATATAGAATCGGATGTTATTTGAGGTCTCCTCCAGTATTGATATTCTTGAGTTTGTTTAATGGCTGTTATATAATAACCTAAATAAACAGGAGGCATTGTAATACTATGGGGAGAAAAAGAAAACAATCAGAAAAAATTATTAAAAATACAATTGGGGAAGAGATACATATCTTTAACGACGGCATACGAATTAAAAAAATCAGTATGTTCTCTCGATTACCGAGTGATCAACAGTTTTGTCCAAATTGTCATAAACCCATAGTTCATAAAAATAATTATTGGGAATGTATGATATGTAATTATAGCATCACAGATAATGAGGTACAAAATGGTTATGGATATCCTACAGAAGAATCTAGTTATGATAATGATTATGGAAACATTTATGATGAACCAGAAGGTATACCAGAGTGTTGTGAAGAATGTGGTGGTCCTTATCCTGATTGTATAGGAAGTTGTAAAATATATGATTAAGTTATAAAAAGCCTGTGTTAATAAACGACATGGGCTTTTATTTTTGCTTCGCACAAAAAACATGCTCTTTTATGAAGAGAATAGTAAAATGTGACCCATTTTGCATATTCTTTTGTTTTGTGAAAAAAGGAGGTTCATTGATGCTGGAAAATAGTTTTAAAACAAAACTGATTTCTGAGGTTGAAGATATGTTTCCAGGATGTATTATTGTACATTTAGATCCAACAGAAATACAAGGAATTCCAGATCTGCTGATATTATACAAAGATCGATGGGCTGCCTTGGAAGGAAAGAAAAGTGCGAATGCTCCTCATCGTCCGAATCAAGATTATTACGTGGATTTAATGAACCGTATGTCATTTGCGGCTTTTATATATCCGGAGAATAAGGAGGAAGTTTTGTATGAACTTCAACAATCATTCGAATTTCGAAGGTCAACACGCTTTTTTAGGAGCAAGTAAATATCATTGGATTAATTACGATGATGATAAGTTAGCAGCAACATATGCTAATTTTTTAGCAACACAGAAAGGAACTATATTGCATGAATTTGCCGCGCAGTGTATCAGACTTGGTCAGAAATTGCCACGCTCCGAAAAAACACTGAATATGTATGTGAATGATGCGATTGGTTTTAAAATGACACCGGAACAGATTCTCTTTTATTCAGAGAATTGTTTCGGAACAGCAGATTCGATTCTATTTCGCAATAATGTTTTAAGAATTCATGATTTGAAGACCGGTGCTATTCCGGCACACATGGAGCAGTTAGAAATATATGCTGCTCTTTTTTGTTTGGAATATAAAGTGACGCCGGGTGAAATAGATATGGAATTAAGAATCTATCAGAATGATAATATTCAGATTTTTAATCCAACAGCGGAAGTTATCGCACCAATTATGAATAAGATCATCACAAGTGATAAGATCATTCGTCAAATCAAAGAACGTGAGGGGGTATAAAGCATGAATCCAGTAGCAGAAGATATTTTGATGCATTATGGAGTAAAGCGTCGTTCGGGGCGTTATCCTTGGGGTTCAGGTGAAAACCCATATCAGCGTAGTGGTGACTTCCTCAGTCGAGTAGAAGAACTCACCAGCCAGGGGATGAGCGAAAAAGAAATTGCTGGATCTATTGGGATTTCTACAACAGAACTTCGATTACAAAAAAGGTTAGCAACGCATGAACGAAGAGCACTCGAAGCTGATCGAGCACGTTCTTTACGAGAAGATGGTAAAAGTTTAAACGAAATTGCTGCGATTATGGGATACAACAATGACTCATCAATCAGAGCGTTACTAAACGAAAATACAGCTGATAATAAAAACAAAGCACGGCTTACTGCAGGAATTCTGAAGAAAGAATTAGAGACAAAAGGAATGCTTGACGTTGGAGCTGGTGTCGAATTAGAGTTGGGTGTATCTAAGCAAAAACTCGAAGAAGCAATTCGAATTTTGGAATTGGAAGGTTACAACGTTTATGGAGTCGGAATACCTCAAGTTACAAATCCTGGAAAGCAGACAACAACAATGGTTTTAACAAAACCGGAAGTTGAATATAAAGATGTTTATCAAAATATGGGGAACATTCAAACTGTACAGGATTATCATTCTACAGATGGTGGTGCCAGTTTTCAAAAGCGTGAATACCCAGCATCTATAGAGTCAAAAAGAGTTCAGATTCGGTATGGCGATGATGGTGGTGCAAACAAAGATGGTGTCATTGAACTTCGCCGTGGTGTAAACGATTTGGATTTGGGAAATTCACATTATGCACAAGTTCGAATATTGGTGGATGGAACACATTATTTAAAAGGTATGGCTATGTATTCTGATGATATGCCGGATGGGGTTGATATCGTCTTTAATACCAACAAAAAATCTGGTACACCTAAAATGGATGTTTTGAAGAAGATTAAATCTGATTCGGATAATCCGTTTGGGGCGACAATTAAAGCCAATGGACAAAGTTTTTACATTGATGAAGATGGAAATAAAAAACTTTCCGCAATTAATAAGTTAAAAGAAGAAGGCGATTGGGATACAATGAGTAAAAATCTTTCATCCCAGTTCCTCTCAAAACAGCCAATGCAATTGATTAAGCGACAATTAAATTTAACTTATGCGGATGCTGAATCTGAATTGGATGAAATATGTTCTTTAAACAATCCGACTATTAAGAGAAAGTTGCTAATGGACTTTGCAAACGAATGTGATTCGGCTACGGTTCATTTGCAGGCAGCAGCTTTGCCACGTCAAAAGACGCAGGTAATTCTTCCGATTACAGCTATGAAAGAGACAGAAATTTATGCTCCAAACTATAAAAATGGAGAGCAAGTAGCATTAATTAGATACCCTCATGGTGGTACATTTGAAATTCCAGTTTTAACAGTAAACAATAAGAATGTATCTGCTAAAAGTATCTTGGGAAATGTCGTTGATGCTGTAGGAATCAATGCAAAAGTAGCTGAAAGATTATCTGGTGCTGATTTTGATGGTGATCAGGTAGTTGTAATCCCCACAAATTCAAAAGTTCGTATTAAGTCTACTCCTGCATTGAAAGGTTTGGAAGGATTTGATCCCAAAACGACGTATTCTACTGAGGGAAAAACAGGCGTTAAATTAATGACCAAGTCCGAGACTCAAAAACAGATGGGCGTGGTTTCAAATCTGATCACAGATATGACATTGCGAGGTGCTTCCGAGAGCGAGATAGTTCGGGCTGTTAAACATAGCATGGTAGTTATCGATGCAGAAAAACATAAACTGGATTACAAGCAATCAGAAAAAGACAATGGAATCGCAGAGTTAAGAAAGAAATACCAAAGACAGATTGATTCTGAAGGTAATGTTGTAAAAGAAGGTGGAGCTTCGACGCTTATCTCGAGAAAGAAGCAAGATGTTCGTGTACCGGAAAGACAGGGAAGCGGTACGATTGACCCCGAAACAGGTAAAATTTCTTATAAGGAATCTGGCCGAACTTATGTAGATGGCAATGGTAAAATTCAGAAAGCAACGACAAAAGTTAAACTTATGAATATTACAGAAGATGCCCGTACACTTTCTTCAGGTACCCCCCAGGAAAATGCTTATGCTGATTATGCTAATAAGATGAAAGCACTTGCCAATCGAGCAAGAAAAGAATCAATAACTACAGGGCGTTTAAAGTATGATCCTAACGCTAAGGAAGTTTATAGCGAAGAAGTAAATTCTTTGAATGCAAAATTAAATGTCGCAGCTAAGAATGCTCCACGAGAACGACGGGCACAGGCCATTGCTAATTCCGTAGTAAAGGCGAAGCTACAGGAAAATCCAGATATGGATAAAAAAGAGATAAAAAAGGCAAGTAATCAGGCAATTATAGATGCTAGAGTTTCTGTAGGAGCTAATGGAAAAGGTACAAGAATTCGGTTATCTGATAAAGAATGGGAAGCTATACAGGCTGGTGCAATTTCTGATTCTATGCTAACACAGATTCTTAGATACTCGGACGCAGATGAAGTTCGTCAACGGGCAACGCCTCGAAGCACTACTCAATTATCCACAGCTAAGATAAATAAGATTAAGTCAATGCTTAATTCTGGATTTACGAATGCCGAAATTGCTGAGGCCTTGGGTATTTCCACATCGACAGTATCAAATTACGCAAACGAATAGATTAAGGAGAACAATATGGCAAAGTATGCAATTACAACAATTGACAATCCTTATGATCCTTTCGAACAATTTGATGCTTGGTATATGTTCGATATGGATAAAGGATACAATACATGCTCTTATCTGGATCGAATCGCTCGCACATCAAGTCAGTTATCAGACGAAGAGAACGATAAGGAAATCGAAAGAGCAATCAATGAGATTATCAAATATGATTTTCGAAATATTTACAGAAAAGTAAAAATGAAAGAAACCATCACTTAGTCATTTTTTAGCCTCTCAAAACGATGTTGAGGACCCTAGGGGGGTATGCCTAAAAAGCACCCCCCACCCACATCGCGCCGGTCTTTAAAATTTCTCCGGGGGAAATTTTAAGAATTGCCCTAGGTATTAGTGATATTTAAACAAGCTTGTAAAATTGATATTAAGTTTACACTTTCTCTTTTTCTCCTTTCGGTAAAAAGATATATCGGTTTTATGGGCTTATTTAAGTATCACTAAACTAAGTGGAAAGTATTACATTCCATCTACAAACAAATATAAAAACTAAAGGAAAGGAGTGGGAACATGGGTAAGACCAGGAAGGTAGTTTCCTCAGAATCAAGAAGCAGTCGTCCTGCAATAGACCCAGATGCTAGAGAAAACCAGTTAATAGCCAGAGCTGTTGATTTGGTTGAGAAAAGATTGATTGAGGGCACCGCTTCTTCACAAGAAACTGTTCATTTTCTAAGGCTTGGTTCTTCTAAAGCTCGATTAGAACAGGAGAAATTAAAGTTGGAAAATGAATTAACCAAAGCTAAGACAGAAGCTATTCATGCACAACAGCATGCCGATGAGATGTTTGACAAAGCTATCAAAGCTATGATGCGTTATAGTGGAAATGTGTCAGAAGAAGACGGAGAAGAGCCATGGGAATAAAAACATATTCAGAAATGGTGAAGTTACCAACTTTTAGAGAAAGATTTTTATATTTGCAGATTGGTGGTTTGGTTGGACACATTACATTTGGAAACGAACGCTATTTGAATCAATTACTATATCATTCTGGAGAATGGAAATCAGTTCGAAGAGATATCATTATTCGTGATAACGGATGTGATTTGGGTTGTGCTGGTTATGATTTAAATGAAGGTATTTTAATTCATCATATAGACCCTATAACTATTGATGATATTATTTCAAGAAATTCAAAAGTATTTGATCCAGATAATTTAATTTGTACATCCCTTAATACACACAATGCAATCCATTATGGAGATGAAACATTAATTGTTACGGATCCGGTAACAAGAAAACAAAATGATATGTGCCCTTGGCGAAAATAAGGAGGAGAATATGGAACTGAAAAGCAAAGAAAACATTATAGTTGTAAAAGATACAGAAACAGTGGATAAGGTCACGACATCAAAGAGAGATAATACTTGTATCGGTGTGGTCACAGAATGTATCCAACTTAGAGTTCGTGAGACCCCTGATGCTTCTAAAGAAAACACTATTGGAGTGTTAACATTTGCAGATGAAGTACTTGTAGACCTGAAGAGTTCGACAACGGAATTCTACAAAGTTATTACATCAGCAGGAGTAGAAGGATATTGTATGAAGAAATTCATTAACATTAAACAGGGAGAATGAATATGAACGAACTAACTAGCATTCTACAATCAATCAAAAAATTGCTTGGTATCCCAGCAGATTACGATCATTTCGATTCAGATATCATCATACATATTAATTCTGCATTTTCTGTTCTTGCTCAATTGGGTGTAGGTCCTAAAGAGGGATTCTCGATTTCAGATGACAGTGCAAAATGGGATGATTTTGTTCCAGACGAAAATCAACTTTTGCAGAATGTGAAAACCTATGTGTATTTAAAGGTTCGAATCGTATTTGATCCGCCTCTCAGTTCTGCGGTGCTTGAATGCCAGAAGGAACAGATAAAAGAGATGGAATGGCGTCTGCAGGTCGCCTCTGAAAATTTAACAGAACAGGAGGAAAATCAAAATGGATAATAATGAACTTCAACATCACGGAATCTTGGGTCAAAAGTGGGGAGTACGTCGCTATCAGAATGAGGACGGATCTTTAACAGCAGCTGGTCGAAAAAGAAGGGGGACATCCTCTCAATCCAGTGATCAAATCAAGGAGCGAAAACAAGCATCAAAAAATCGTCGTAACTTAAGTGATGCTGAGTTGAACAAACGAATTGAACGTTTGCAGACAGAAAGACGATTAAAAGATCTTACTGATGAAGATATTGCTCCCGGGCGCACAGCAGTAAAGCGGATATTAACAAGTAGTGGGAAAAAAGTAGCTAGTACCGTTGTAACCGGAACAGTATTATATGCCATTAAAGCCGGATTAGAAGGAAAATTCAGTGCAAAAGAAGCCGCTGCCTATATAGCACCAAAACCTAAGAATAAGTAATCTATACTTCGTCATTGTTATCGTAGTAATTTTTGGTAGCAATGTTCGCACCCAAAGTAGCACTTAAAGCAGCAACAATACCTAAAGCAACAGTGCCAGCAACACTCGCAATTTTTATAAAAGTGTTCTTGTTTTCACCATCTTTCTTATCAACGAGAAGTGCAATTTCTTTCATTTGATCCAAAATATATTTTTTTTCATCAAACGATAAATCTTCGGAATCAATCATTTTTTGTAATGTATCCATAACCTGACGGTACATTTCAAAGGACGCTCTTGATGATTCTGAATTATAATCAAGCGTTTTTTCAAGCATATCTTTATAATTTTTCATCACATCAAGAGTTGTTGACGCAAAATTAGGAAATTGCTCCAATGCTTTCTTTGCCACTTCCGGATTCATTTTTGGTAAGAGAGAAGCAAAGGCTATCACTTTATCTTTTGATAAATGACGAAAATCGGGAATGTCTAATTCTTTTAGGACTTTTTGTTCCGTTAAGTTTCTATTCATAATTTGTTCCCCCAATAATATTTGAGTCTATTTTAACACAAAAGTATTCTGTCAGAAAGGAAAAAATAATATGGCATTATCAAACACTGCCGTCCCAAAGTATTACGGCATGTTTCGAGATGCCGTATTGCGTGGAGAAATACCGGTTTGTAAAGAAATCTCTATGGAGATGAATCGAATCGATGATTTGATAGCGAATCCTGGAGTTTGGTATGACGATGAAGCTGTCGAGGGATGGATAGCTTATTGCGAAAATGAATTAACATTAACTGATGGATCCGATCTACATTTACTTGATAGCTTCAAATTATGGGGGGAGCAAGTTTTTGGATGGTACTATTATCTTGAAAAAAGTGTGTATGTACCGGATTCGGATGGACATGGCGGACATTATGTAAATAAGACGATTAAGAAACGACTGATAAATAAACAGTATCTAATAGTTGGTCGTGGCGCAGCAAAATCTATTTATGATTCTTGTATGCAATCCTTTTTTGAAAATGTAGATACTTCGACGACTCATCAGATTACGACAGCTCCTACCATGAAACAGGCAGAAGAAGTAATGTCTCCAATTCGAACAGCTATCACGAGAGCGAGAGGACCATTATTCCAATTTTTGACCAGTGGTTCTTTACAAAATACTACCGGTTCAAAAGTGAATAGAACTAAACTAGCCGCAACCAAAAAAGGAATCGAAAATTTTCTTACCGGTTCTTTGATTGAAGTTCGACCTATGAGTATCAATAAACTTCAGGGACTAAGAGTAAAAGTTGCAACAGTAGATGAGTGGTTATCTGGTGACATTCGAGAAGACGTGATTGGAGCCATTGAGCAGGGGGCGTCAAAGGTTGAGGATTATTTGATCATAGCAACCAGTTCGGAAGGAACTGTTCGTAATGGAAGTGGCGATACAATCAAAATGGAGTTAATGAGTATTCTTAAGGGAGAATACAACAATCCACATGTTTCTATATGGTGGTATCGATTGGATTCTATTGATGAAGTAGGCAATCCTGCGATGTGGTTAAAAGCAAACCCCAATCTTGACAAAACAGTTTCTTATGAAACGTACCAGTTAGAGGTGGAAAGAGCTGAAAAAGCACCAGCAACGCGGAACGATATTTTAGCGAAACGTTTCGGAATCCCGATGGAGGGTTATACATATTACTTTACATATGAAGAAACATTACCTCATAAAAAGAGAAGCTATTGGCAAATGCCATGCTCATTAGGAGCAGATCTATCTCAAGGCGATGATTTCTGTGCTTTCACGTTTCTATTTCCATTATCCAACGGATGTTTCGGAATTAAAACCCGAAATTATATCACATCAAAAACTTTGATGAAATTACCAGCAGCTATGCGAATCAAATACGATCAATTTCTCGATGAAGGAAGTTTGATAGTTCTTGAAGGGACAGTATTGGACATGATGCAGGTTTATGAGGATTTGGACGAATACATTGTTAAATGCGGCTACGACGTTCGCTGTTTTGGATATGATCCCTATAATGCGAAAGAATTCGTAGAACGATGGATTTCAGAAAATAGCGGGTTCGGAGTAGAGAAAGTAATTCAGGGAGCTAAAACAGAATCAGTTCCTCTTGGAGAGTTGAAAAAGTTATCTGAAGATAGAATGCTTCTATTTGATGAAGAACTTATGACATTTGCAATGGGAAACTGTATTACATTGGAAGATACCAATGGTAATAGGAAATTATTGAAGAAACGATATGAGCAGAAAATCGATGCGGTTGCCGCAATGATGGATGCGTATGTTGCTTTCAAATTGAATAGAGATGCTTTTGATTAAGAAAAGAACAAATGATTTAATCTCTACAACGAGATACATCACAGAATATTTTAACAAAAATATGACTATAGAATTTGAGGAACTTTCGGGTTTCTCTTTTATTTTGTCTAAAAACTAAAGGGAGGAAAATCAAAATGGGGTTTGTAGAACAGCTCCGGCACGGTTGGAATGCGTTTCTTAATAAAGATCCAACAGGTAGTTATAACAATGTAGGAATGGGATATGCTTATCGCCCAGATAGACCGCGATTATCAAGAGGAAATGAACGAACAATTGTTACATCGGTTTACAATCGAATTGCACTAGATGTGGCGGCATTGACGATTCAGCATGTTCGTCTTGACGGAGATGGGCGTTTTTTGGAAGTCATGGATTCAGAGTTAAATCGTTGTCTTACCATGGAAGCCAATATCGACCAGACGGGTCGGGCGTTTATTCAGGATGTAGTAATGTCTATGTTAGATGAAGGTTGCGTGGCTATTATTCCAGTGGATACAAAATTTACCCCAACGGAAACCAATGTATACGATATTGAAACAATGCGAACTGGTCAAGTTCTAGACTGGTATCCAAAACAAGTTAAGGTAAAAGCTTATAATGACCAAACGGGACAAAAGCAAGAAATTATTTTACCCAAAACTACAGTGGCCATTGTAGAGAATCCGTTGTATGCAGTAATGAACGAACCCAATTCCACAATGCAGAGACTGATTCGTAAGCTGAATTTGCTAGATGCAGTGGATGAACAAAGTGGTTCCGGAAAATTAGATCTTATTATTCAATTGCCTTATACCATTAAGACAGAAGCAAGACGTCAACAAGCAGAAAAGCGGCGTGCAGAGATAGAGCAGCAATTAGCCGGGTCAAAATATGGAATTGCATATACCGACGGTACAGAACATGTTACTCAGCTAAATCGTTCAGTAGAAAATAATTTAATGTCACAAATCGAATATCTAACGAGTATGCTTTACGGCCAGTTAGGTATAACGACAAGTGTGTTAGATGGAACTGCTGATGAGAAGACTATGCTGAACTATTATAATCGTACGGTTGAACCAATTGTGTCGGCAATCGTAGATGAGATGATACGCAAATTTCTCACAAAGACCGCTCGAACTCAGGGACAGTCTATTGCATATTTTAGAGATCCATTCAAGTTAGTTCCGGTTGCAGATTTAGCTGAAATTTCTGATAAGCTTACCCGTAACGAAATTGCAACTTCTAATGAAATTCGACAGATTATTGGATGGAAACCTTCTGAGGATCCGGTAGCAGATCAACTTAGAAATAAGAATCTGAATCCTAGTGGTGATGTTGGAAGTATACCAGTCAGTGATGATAGCGAAGAAGCATCTTCTCAAGACGAAATCGTTAACGAATTGTTTAATAGTCTGGAGACCGAAATCAACAAGATAATTGATGGTTATATGCCAGATGATGAAAGCGATGGTGATGACTCTTGATGGAAGAAAAAAGATGTCTTCAACATTATGCGTCGAAATATTACGATCCGGTAAAAGCGCATGAATATTATATGCGCACGAGGGAGTTAAAAGGAAGACGCTCTACGAGTCAACTATCGGATGAGGGTAAGAAGGTCTGGGAGTATACCAAGAATTCTATCAAAGAAGAAAAAACTTCCAAAGTCAATGCCGAGAAAGAGAAGAAAGATAAACAATCTGAAGAATTGAGGACCAAAGCTTCAGAAACTCGGGAACGCATTTCTTCACGATTGAAAGAACTTAATGATGCATTGACTAAAAAAGCGGAAGCAGATAAAAAGAATATCGATTCAAAGAAGGAGTCCGATTTAAAGAATGCTGCTGAAAAATCGAAATCCGAAACTGAAAAGATTGAGGCACAAAAAAATGCTGCTATCGAGCAATTGATGAAGCAAGAAATTCCAGAAAATTTATCAAAAGCTGATCGAGCAAAGAAAATAGCTGAGCGAGATGAAAAAATCGCTCAGTTGAGAAATGATGCGTCGATTAACAAATCTAAATTGAGTGACCAATTGGAAGCTGATAAAACTTCAGTGAAAAACGATGCCGCCACTTTAAAGGAAAGAGTGTCTGCAGAGGTAAAAGCTGGGAAAGCAGCTAATTCGACTTCAGCGGCAGAAGAGCGTAAACAATGTTCGATAGATTTAAAAAATGCAATTGCAGCAGCAAGAGAAGCGTATAAGACAGCCAAGAAAGAACTTGATGTGTCTTATGAAGAGATTTATCAGCAAGAATTTGAAAAGATTGCATCTCAATATAAGAAGGTTAAGAAATCTTCAAGCAAATCTAAATCGAGTGGTAAATCTCTTGAAAAATATCGAATCAAAAAATAAAGGAGGAAAATCAAAATGGATTATGATTTTGGTGGATGGGCCACATACAACAATCTTTTATGTGCGGATGGAAGAACTATTCGTAAAGATGCGTTTGTGGACAATGACGGTCAGAGTGTTCCATTAGTATGGAATCATCAGCATAATTCGCCGGAGAACGTTCTTGGACATGCAATGCTTAAGAATCGAGAAGATGGAGTATATGCTTATTGTTCTTTTAACGATTCAGAATCTGGACAGAATGCGAAACTTTTAGTCGAGCATGGTGATATTTGTTCACTTTCTATTTTAGCTAACCAATTGAAAGAACAGGCTGGAAATGTACTACATGGGATGATTAGAGAAGTCAGTTTGGTCATCGCAGGTGCAAATCCAGGTGCGATGATTGATACCGTTATGGCACATGCTGACGGAACCGATGACGAAGCAATTATTTATACCGGCATGCCACTTTTTCTTTGTCATTCTGATGAACAGACAGATGACGAAGAGAAAAAGAAAGATATTGCCGAAAAGGAACCGCAGGAAGACGAATCCGAAAAGAACGAGGAAACAATAGAAGAGGCATTTAATTCACTGACAGATAAACAGAAAAATGCTGTTTATGCGATAGTTAGCGAATTAACAACTGAGGAAACCGGTAGCAATGACGAAAAGAAAGATAATAAAGGAGGAGAAACCATGAAACATAACGTATTTGATAACGAGGAGCAGGCACAGGAAAATGTACTTAGCCATGCTGATCAGCTGGGCATTATGGAGCTGGCTAAAAAGCCACAGGTTGGCAGTTTCAAAGAAGCACTGAAGATTTATATTGAGGAGCATTCTCTGCAGCATGATGCGTTATCCAGTGGAATTGCAACTTCAGATATTTCAAAGCTGTTCCCTGAATATCAGGAAGTAAGACCTGGTGCACCGGAACTGATTACCAATGATCAGGGATGGATTTCTGTAATTATGAGAAAGGTTCATAAGAGTCCTATCAGCAGAATTAGAACCACACAGGCAGATATTCGTAAAATCGATTCTCTTAGGGCAAAAGGGTACCAGAAAGGAAAACAGAAGAAACTTTCTGGCAATTTCAATCTGGTAAGACGTACCACAGACCCTCAGACTGTGTATGTTAAGAGTGCTCTGAATAGAGATGATATTATCGATATTATCGATTTCGATCTTGTTCAGTATCTCTATAACATTGATCGTATGCAGCTTAATGAAGAACTCGCAGTTGCGATGATGCTTGGTGATGGTCGTGAGGAAGGTGACGAAGCAAAGATTGCTGAAGATAAAATTAGACCTATTTGGACAGATGATGATTTATATACCATCCATGTGGATCTTGATCTGGACGCAGCAAAGACCGAGCTTCAGGGAACTTCTACAGGTGCTAATTTTGGCGAGAACTACATTTATGCAGAGGCAATGGTAAATGCCGTTCTTTATGCAAGAGAAAAGTATAAGGGTACCGGCACACCGGATTACTACTGTACACCTCATGTATTAAACATTATGCTGCTTGCTCGTGATATGAATGGTAGAAGAATCTACGCATCCAAAGCTGAACTTGCGACAGCATTAAATGTAGGAGAAATCGTAACTGCAGAACAGTTCGAAGGAAAGCAGAGAACCACTTCTGATTCTAAGAAGAAAAATCTTCTTGGTATTATGGTAAATATGGCGGACTATTCTCTTGGTTGCGCTAAAGGTGGCGATGTGGCGCATTTTACTCAGTTTGATATCGATTTCAATCAGCAGAAGTCCCTTATTGAAACTAGACTTTCCGGCGCATTAACCAGAGTGTATTCTGCGATTGCAATTGAAGAGGATGTCACAGATAAGGAATAAAGTAAATTTGGTATAGTTGGAGAACCGATTGAAGGTTCTTTTTTTTATGCCTAAAAATAGGGAGAAAAATTCAAAATGGCAAAATTTTATGGGAATATCGGCTATACACAATCCATTGAAAAACGACCTGGCTATTGGAAAGAAGAGATTACAGAACGTCCGTATTACGGAGAGTTAGTTCGCAATACTCGAAGACTTCAGGCGGGGGATAAAGTGAATGATGACATTAACGTTGCGAATGAGATTAGTATTGTAGCCGACCCATTTGCCAATGAGAATTTTTATTCTATGAAATATGTCACATTCAACGGAGCCAAATGGAAAATTTCAAACATTGAGGTTCGATTTCCAAGGTTGGTTCTGACTTTAGGGGGATTGTATAACGATGGCGAATCGACTTGATTTTCAGACAAAATTAGAAGCAATTTTGGGGAGTCGAAACGTTTATTTTCAACCCCCTAATAATCTTGAAATGCATTATCCGGCAATTGTCTATGAAATCGATACAATTCGGAATAATTTTGCAAATAACAAGGTTTATAAGCAAGATGTTGCGTATTCGGTAACTGTGATAGATGAAGATCCAGATAGCGAGATAAAAGCAAAGATTTCGAGAATGCCTAAAGCTGAATATGACAGGCATTTTTCACTGGATAATCTAAATCACGATGTATTCAGAATTTATTTTTAAGGGAGGAAAAAATCATGTCATTTAAATTGGAATGGGATAAAGATGGCGAACGCTTATTTGAAACTGGTGTGGATAGAGGCGTTTTCTATGCGCAGGATGCAAGCGGAGCGTATCCAAAAGGTGAAGCATGGAATGGTCTTACTGGTGTAACTGAAAGTCCTTCTGGCGCAGAAGCAACCGCTATGTGGGCAGATAACATGAAATATGCCGAACTCATGTCCGCAGAAGAGTTCAAGGCAACCATTGAAGCATATATGTATCCAGATGGATTTGCGGCATGTAACGGCGAGAGCGAGCTCGTTAAGGGCGTAACGATTGGTCAGCAGAAAAGAAAGAAATTTGGTTTTTCTTATCGTTCCTTGATTGGAAGTGATACCGAAGGCGAAGATCATGGTTATATTATTCATCTGGTCTATGGTTGTTTGGCGGCACCTTCTGAGAAAAGTCGTAAGACCGTGAACGATAGTCCGGAAGCAATCACAATGTCTTGGGAAGTTTCAACCACGCCGACAAAGGTTACTGGAGCTAAGCCCACAGCGCATCTCACAATTAATTCCACAACTGCAGATGAAGAAAAGTTGACTGCTTTTGAGAAAATTCTTTATGGAGATGGGGAAACAGATGCACGTATGCCGTTACCGGATGAAATTAAGACCCTTATGGGCGGACTTGCAGGTTAATATTTTTGAGACCGTATTCAGTATGGCTGGCGGTCTTTTTTCTATTTGAAAGGAGAAAAAACATGTTAAAAGAAACAATTACATATCAGGATTTTAATGGAGTAACAAGAACAGAGGATTTTTATTTCAACCTGACCGAAGCAGAGACCATGGAGATGGAAATGTCTGCTAATGGTGGATTCTCTGAATACATTCGACGGATCATTGCTGCTCAGGATACTGCAACATTGATTAAGATTTTCAAAGATTTAATTTTGAAAGCATACGGCGAACGAAGTTTGGATGGGAGACAGTTCATTAAGAAACCGGAGCTCGCAGAGGCATTTAGTTATACAGAAGCATATTCTCAGCTCTTTATGAAGCTGGCTACTAATACCGAAGCAGCTACAAAATTTGTGAATGGTATTGCACCTAAAAAGAAAGCAGAGGAAGCAACGAGTAACTCGGCCGGAATCGTGACAATGCCAACTGTTAATTAAGAAAGAAGTGAGTCAGAATGCTTAAACTGGTTGTCCCATTAAGTGAAGAAGGATGGGATGAGGTCAAAGAAGAATTTATCTTGCCTGAAACAAAAACAATTCAGCTTGAGCATTCTTTGATCTCTTTATCAAAATGGGAATCAAAATTTCATAAACCATTTTTAACTAAGAAAGAAAAAACCGTAGAAGAAACTATAGAATATGTCAAATGTATGACCTTAACACAAAATGTCAGTGACGAGGTATATAGACATTTATCTCAAGAAAATATCAAGCAAGTCAATAAGTACATAAAAGATCCAATGACTGCTACTTGGTTTTCTGGTGATGATTCTACGAAACGAGGCCGGTTAAACGGCGAACAAATAACGGCGGAACTTATTTATTATTGGATGGTGGCCTTGAATATTCCCTTTGAATGTCAGAAATGGCATTTAAATAAATTATTGACTCTTATTCGGGTATGTAATGTAAAAAATCAACCCGAAAAGAAAAGATCAAAAAGAGAGATTGCTGCAGAATATGCAGCATTAAACGCAAAGCGACGAAAAGAATTGAATTCGAAAGGGTGATGGAGATGGTTAGAGGAATTGATATTAGTAAACATCAAGGATCTATCGACTTTTTCAAGGTGAAAAAATCTGGAATTGACTTTGCTGTAATCCGATCCAGCTATCGACAAACAACAGATATAAGATTCTTGGAAAATGTACGGGGGTGTATGGCATCTGGAATTGATATACTTGGTATTTATCATTTTGTGTACGCACTCAATGATGCCCAAATCCGGGAAGAAGCAAAATATTGTGTTGATTTGGTAGAGACAGCCGGATTAGGAAAAGAAACATACATTTTTTGCGATTTCGAATACGATACCGTTAAAAAAGCATCGATAGCAGGTGTTTCTTTGGGTAAAGCTGAATGTAACCGATTTACAAAGATATTTTGCGATTATGTCCTTTCACGTGGATACAAAACCGGAATCTATACCAATCTCGATTATTACAAACATTGGTATACAACGGAGATACTTACTGCTTACCCTGTCTGGTTAGCAGATTATAATGGCGAACCAGATTTTAACTGCATTATGCAACAATACACTAATTCTGGTCATATTTCTGGAATTACTGGAAATGTGGATATGAATTTATTTTTTGGAGATGATACTGTGAAAAAATATTCAAGACAAGTGACTGTTGATTTAATTACTTCCTGGTTAGGCAAGAACGAATCCGACGGTTCTTTCAAGGATATCATAGACATTTACAATGCGTACACGGGTAAATTCCCTCGTGGAATCAAAATGGACTATTCGTGGTCTTGGTGTGCTTGCACATGGTCAGCCGTGGCTATAAAGCTCGGATATACTGACATTATGCCTATTGAAATCAGCTGCGGATATCTCATCAAAGCTGCAAAAACAATGGGAATTTGGAAAGAAAATGATGCATATGTTCCAAAACCTGGCGATGCAGTGTTGTATGATTGGCAGGATACCGGAAAGAGTGACAATACAGGGTGGCCAGATCATGTCGGAATGGTAACAGAAGTTTATAAATCTGCAGGATATTTTGTAGTTATTGAAGGAAACTACAAGAATGCTGTAAAAAAACGAACAGTATCGATTAACGGAAAGTATATTCGAGGATTTATCACGCCCAAATATACAGACGACATTGTTGTATCAAGTGAAAATGTCGGTGCAGACATTACAACAATCGCAAGAGAAGTAATAGCCGGAAAATGGGGGTCAGGCGAGAAACGTAAATCGGCATTATCCGCTGCTGGATACAATTACATCGCAGTTCAGGAACGTGTGAATGAAATCTTGAACAAAAATACAAATCACCAGTCAGATATGCCAAAAGAAAAGGTAGTGGAAGCTACTTGTACAGCAAAGGGATACGATGATGCGATTACCGGGAACTACAAAACAATTGCCAATTTGTATTGTAGAAATGATGCAGGAACAAATAAGAAAGCACTTTGCCTCATTCCAAAGGGGACGGAGGTACGATGTTTTGGTTATTACAACATCAGCGAGAATGTTCGATGGTATCTGATTCAGACGACTATTAGCGGTACAAAATACACTGGCTTCAGTTCCAGCGAGTATTTAAAAAAACGGTGAGAAGGGGTTTATATGATAACGTTCAGACAATCGGGCGATTTTTCCAAAACCATAAAGTTTTTGGAAAGAGCGAAACAGATAGTCCATATTAGCGATTTGGATCGTTATGGAAGAGCTGGAGTAGCAGCCCTAAAGTCTGCAACGCCAGTTGATACAGGACTGACGGCAGATTCTTGGTATTACGAAATCAAGAATAAGAATGGTTCTGTAGAAATTTCATTTAATAATTCAAATATTCAAAATGGAGTTCCAATAGCAATTATCTTGCAATATGGACATGCCACGAGAAATGGAGGCTGGGTACAGGGTCGAGATTATATCAATCCTGCTGTTCAGCCTATTTTTGACAAGATTGCTGATGAAGCATGGAAGGAGGTTACAAGAAAATGAGCAAATCTGTTGACGAAAGAGTTGTTCGAATGCAATTCGATAACAAACAGTTCGAAAATGGTGTCCAAACAACATTATCAACGTTGGATAAACTCAAGAAGAGTTTGAAACTTCAAGATGCATCCAAAGGACTAGACGATGTAACCGCCGCAGCAAAGAAGTGCGACCTATCAGGAATAAGTAAAGCTGCAGAAACTGTTCAATTAAAGTTTTCAGCCATGGAAGTTGTAGCAATTACCGCTTTGCAGAATATTACAAATTCTGCATTGCATTATGGTTCGCGAATTGTTTCAGCGTTAACCGTCGATCCTATCAAGACAGGATTGGAAGAATATGAAACAAAAATGAACGCCATTCAGGTTATTCAAGCGAATACACGTGGAAAGAACACGATGGACGAAATCACTCGTGCCTTGGATGAGCTCAATACATATGCCGATCAAACTATTTACAACTTTACTCAAATGACCAGTAATGTTGGTAAATTCGTGGCTCAAGGATTAGATGTTAACCAAGCTACGAAAGCTATCGAAGGTATGGCTAACTTGGCGGCAGCTTCTGGTGCAAGTGCTGAAGATATGTCTCGAGCGACTTATCAGATGTCACAGGCACTTGGAGGTACAATTCGTAAAATTGACTGGAATTCGTTGCGAAATGCCAATATGGCAACAACAACGTTAAAAGATACATTGATAGAAATCGCAAAGGTCGAAGAAGGTCTCGATGTAAGTGCGATGATTGACGATAAAGGTACATTCGAAGATACCTTGGAACTTGGCTGGTTATCTGGAGATTTATTTACCAAGGCGATGGAAGTGTATTCCGGGGTTTATAGCGAAGCGGAACTAAAAGCTAAAGGATATACCGATGAGCAGGTAAAAAGTTTTATGGAAATTGCTGCTACAGCTCGATCAGCGGCAACAGAAGTTAAAACAATTTCTCAGCTTTGGGATGTTTTAAAGGAAACTGCTCAGTCTGGGTGGACACAATCATGGGAATATATAATTGGTGACTTTGAAAATGCGAAGAAAACACTCACGCAGGCTCAGGTATATTTAAGCGACATGTTAAATGCCTCAGCGCAAAAGCGAAATGATGTTTTAAAAGGCTGGAATGAAGCTGGTGGTCGTGATGATTTAATCCAGTCTTTAGTTAATGCTTTTCAGGCATTATTAGCAGTTGTTTTACCAGCAAAAGAAGCTTTTGATGATATTTTTCCCCCGATGACTTCAGAACGGTTACTCGGTATGACATCAGCTCTTAAAGAATTTACGTCTCATTTGATTATTGGAGAAACAACAGCAAATAATACAAAGCGTACATTTAAAGGTGTTTTTGCCGTATTTGATATTGGTTTGCAGCTCTTAAAAGCGATTGGCGGTGGTTTCGCTGATTTAATCAAATATTTGCTTCCAACTGGTGATAGTTTATTAGGGGTCACTGGAAATCTCGGCGATTTTTTAGTTAAGATGGATGAAACTATAAAGACGACAAATATATTTGGAGAAAGTGTCAAACGAATTACAGACTCTATTAAAATTTTCATTGATTACATAGAATCAATTCCAAATAACATATTTGATAGTTATGTGTCCGGAGGGGAAGGTGTTGCTGGAACATTTAATGTAGTGCTTAACGTGCTATCGTCCACGTTAGAAATGCTATTAAATATTTTTTCAACAGTAACTGGATTGGATATTGCCGAGGTACAATCTAATGTTATTGGTTTTTTGGATACCATTAGAGAAAAGGTAGTAACATTTTTTCAAGATGTCCAATCCAAATTTAATTTCAAACCGTTTGAAGCGTTTCATGGAATTTTAGAGCGTATACAAGTTCGAATGACTCAGGTAAATGACGCCACGAGCGGAATGAGAATAGGCTTTGTTACAGCAGTTGAGGCCATGGGAGTTGCACTTGCTAACAGTAAATTACTTCAGGCATTGGGACTTATTTGGAATGGTGTGAAAACACTTGCTAACGGCATAGCATCAACGTTAGGTGGCTTAATGAGCTCTGCTGTAGAAAAAATAGGAAACGGCGATTTTAATGGATTATTTGATTTGTTCAACAGTCTCATCGCAGGAGGAATTGGTGTAGGTATTTATCAATTCATCAATTCATTAAAAGATGCAGTTGATACGGCAGGAAGTTTTAAAGAAAACATACTGGATATTTTAGGGAGCGTTAAAGATTGTTTGAACGAGTATCAAAATCAGCTTAAAGCAAAAACCTTAATAACCATAGCAACAGCGATAGGTATTTTAGCTGCAGCGTTGGTTGCCTTATCGCTGATTGATAGCGCAAAGTTATCTGCAGCATTAGGTGGAATGACGGTTATGTTTACAGATTTGATGATTGCTATGGCGGTTCTTAATAAAATGGATATAGACGGATCATCAAAAGTAACAAAAGGCATGATTGCTATGTCTACTGCCATTTATATTTTAGCATCGGCGTTAAAGAAAATTGGAAGTCTGAGTTTTGGCGAAATGATGACCGGTCTTGTTGGGGTGATTGGCTTAACTGCCACTGTAACAGCAGCCATGATATTACTTGGAAAATACCAAACAACAAGTATAAAAGGTGCGGCTCAAATGGTTGTGTTGTCCGCTGCGTTGAAAATTCTGGCAGATGTTTTGACAACACTTGGAGGATTAAGTTTATCTGAAATCGGAAAAGGGCTATTAGGAGTAGTAGGACTTATGGGAACTCTCGTAGGTTCTA